CGAACAAGAGATATTAGATTTTGTATTTCAATCGCTGACTGTCAGTCAGTTTCATTCTCATTACGCTAAGACTGTTGAAATTGCTGATTACTGGAGGTCTATAATCTCTGGTGAAAATCAAGAATCAATCATCTTGAAAAAAAGAGCAAATGACACAAATGCTCAGAAGGAAGAATCAGTCAGATTATTCAACACACACACACCATATCTTACAAATCGTTTAAAGTCTGTTTTCAAGAAGGTGGACAAGACCAAGCGTGTCAACAAGGTACTTGCACCAATTGAACAAGAAAGCGTCTCAGATCAAGCGTGGGGGTCATTCTCGCAAAGATTAAGAATGTTCTATCAAGAGGAATCGCTTGATGATTATTTGAATACGAGATTGATTGATTATGCAACTACTGATCCGAACGCATACTTGCTGATTGACTTTTTCCCTTTCGATAATGCAAGAGAGTTTCCTGTCACATATCCAATGATCTTTTCATCAAGTGATACAATCTTGAAAGGTTCTGATCATCTTGGTTTGCAGTTCATTTGTTTCCGAAAGCCAATAAAGAGATCAGCAAACGCACCTGAGTCATATAAGCAGACTTTTGATTCATCAAAGACAGACATACAGAAGCAGTTGTATGTGTATTATGTATATACACGCAACAACAGTTATGAGATCATTGTTGAAGATGTCGCAATGGTTTCAGAGTATGATGTGAGCAATTCTGAACTGAGAACTGAAACATATGCGACAGCAGAAGGCAAGACAAATTCAGTATCATTTTACTATTCTTCAGGCGTTCACAATAGTGGCAATGTACCAGCCATATCTCTTGGGTATGTGAAAGACTTGTCAGCAGGGTATCAGATAAATGAAAGTATTTACAGACCAGCAAAGGAGGTGTTGAATGAGCATTGCGAGAAGAAGTCAAAACTTGACAATCAGATGGCATTGTTTGGCTTTATTCGTGCTTACTTTTACACGCAGCGTTGCAGTTACAGAGACTCTGATGGAAACTATTGCACGAATGGATATATAAATGATCATGTCTGTCCATCATGCGATGGAACAGCAGTTGTAAGTGGTGAGAAACAATCACGCATCAGTCGTAATGAGTTTGAGATTACAGAGGTTGAGATTCCATTGCCGACAAGCGGTGACAATGGTGAGATTCTTGATCTTTCACGATTGGTTCACATGGTTGAGATTCCAGAAAATGTTTTCAAAATGTATCAAGATCAAGTTGATCATTTGGCAAAGTTAACATCACTTGCCTTGTTCAACACCAATATCTTTGACAAGTACAACAACGAAAGCGGAGCGGAAACAGCCACAGGCATCAGAGAACTTGTTCAAAGCAAGAACAATGTCATTCATGAGTATGCAGAGCATAAGGCTAAGATATGGCGTTTCATTGTCGATCAGATGTTGCATTATTTCAATCTGAGGGGTAAGGTGAACAGAAACATGGTCTTTGATGAAGATTTAGTTCCTCTGAGTGACGAGCAGATCATATCGCTAATAAGTCAAGGCAAGACTGCAAACGTTTCAATGGAGTACATCAGAAATCTGGAGTCTGACTTGATGGCTATGAAGTACAAAGACAACGATGATGAGTTGCAATGGTTCTCGCAGAAAAACAAGTGGAAGCCTTTCTTCAATAAGTCAGAAAACGAAGTGTTGTCAGCATTGTCGATGCTCCCGGTAGATCATAGCAAGAAGATTTTGTGGCTATTTTTTGAGGATATATTCAATGAGATAAAAAGTCAAAGAATCTTGCAAGGCGTTGAAGGTGAATATCAGATGCCTTTCCATTACCTTAATTATAATGAGCAGAAAGATGTCATCAGATATTATGTCGCAATCTATCGTGCGCAGCTTGAAAGCGAAGAAGTCATTGATTTAGATGATGATATTGATGAATAATGCGCAAGAAGTCACGAAAACGATCAGAATTAGTTGACTCTGTTGAGAAGAAGGCATTGCTTCTGTTTGAAAAGCTGGAGCGTGACTTTTATCGTTCTGTCATAAATGAATTTCGTGACCTTCTGACATTCAAAGACAACATTATTGTCAACTCTACAAAGAATCACGTTGCTCTTCATAAACTTGCTGAATTTCAAGAAAAGTTTAAGAAAACAAAGGTGATGCCAATCATCACATGGATCGCCAATCAGCTTATTAAAATCACCAAGACGAATGTCGAATACTTTGACAATTTCGATGTGAAGAAGATACAAGGCAAGGTGACGAAAGATAGCGTTGCAAAGTATGGCATCAAAAAGACTGGCAATGTTGTCAAGATAGCAAAGGGAAGTCTGCTGGATCAGTTGAGCAAGTTTGAAGAACCATATATGGCAATCAGAAATATAGGCACAAGAGCGATTGCTCAAGGAATGCCATTGAAAGAATTTCAGTCAGTTATAAAGAGTGAGATTTTACCAGAAGGCAAGTTTGGAAAGATAAAGAGTCACTTTCAGACGATAGCGCAAGACTTATTTGTTGAGCATGACAGAAATGTGAACAACGAATTTGCAGACAGACTTGGACTGATGGCATTCATCTACGAAGGAGGATTGATTGAAACATCAAGAGAATTTTGTCAAGAGAAGAATGGAAAAGTATTTACACGAGAAGAAGCAGAGCAATGGGCGTTTGAGGATTTTGATGGAAAGCCTTCTG